CAGAGTTGTTGGCACAAGAAGCGAGTGTGACAGCACCACAGGGGGTAGCGCCGGTGGCGGAGCAAGAGCAAGCGCTTGCCCCACCGGATCGCCCGCCAACGTGACGTGTACAGCGGTACCACTATATCTGAAGGATATAGGGGGTGGGAGAGTACAGGACACTGATTTCTCTAACGCCTCTTACACCCTATTTGATATGATGGATGGTGTAAACACTGGGCCGGAACCAGGGTTTTTCAGATTTGGCGAAGGAGGGCTGGCCCTCCACCCGCTGTACTTCAACAAACTTGGGGTTACAGCGTTGTACATAGATATAGACACTCTTTTGACAGATAAAAACAATATGATACTAGCTCGTATCAGTAGAATACAGTACGGACCCACTCTTTTTCCGTACGGCCCGTGCACTGCATGGGATATAATGCATTACCTTCTTTACATTACGAGCAGGTCTCATCACAAGAATTCATACAAGGAGAGACGCCACAATGTCTCAGCTATGTTCGCTGGTACACTGGATCCACCTACTCACCGTATATCGGCAAACCACTTGCGGCACTGCACCGTTTCAGAGCTGAGGGCAATAGGGCTAGAGTATTTTGAGAAGAACTGCGGATATATCCTGAACTGTTTGGACAGGTTGTTGGGTGTAGGGTGCAACGAGTCAATGATATGTGGACTGTTGCTGTGGGCGGCCTCAGTTCCACAGCCTGTAAAAGATCTAATCGCTTCAAGTGCTATTTGGACTTGGAGTTATGATAGCGAGGCACATTTTGTCAATACACTAAAATCAAAGTTCACTAGTAGACTTAAGGCTCTGCAGAACCCAATCGACATTGACCTAACACCATTGTTTGAACTGGAAGTACTAGTCAATAGAGGCCCTGGGCAGGTCGACTGGGTAGCTGAGAGGACGCATAGAACACAACCGACCACTGCAGACATATCACCAGAATTCACGTATAGTACGGCCGTAGACCTGTTCAATAAAGCTAGAGCACAGAGAGTTAGAGTGAACAGACTAACTTGGGAACAGTTTTGGGCACGCAGGTGGCAACATACACCGGTAGGTGCGATCCATTCTCAATATGAAGAAGACAATGCCTATCTAGCCACGCAGCGGGAGTTGAGAACAAAGCTATACACGGCGTGTGCGATGCCTGATGATATGCATGTGAAATTGCGAGTAAGGAAACCGGAGATGTTAGCCTGGCCCTCGACAAAGTACGAATGGGGCAAGCAGCGTGCTATATATGGTGTGGATTTTACTAACTTCGTCCATAGCACGTTTGCCTTTGGTGACATGGAAGAGGTACTTAGTAAAGTGTTCCCCATTGGCAGCTCTGCTAAGCCTGAAGCCGTGAAGAACACTATCGCTGAGATCTCGAGGGACGGTATACCTTTCTGCTTTGATTTCGAAGACTTCAACTCGCAACATACGATCCCTAACATGCAAATGGTGATGTTAGCATACAAAAATGTGTTTTCGGATGTCCTAACAGACGAGCAGCTAGAATCCATTGATTGGGTCATTCAGTCTGTGGATGAGATGAGGATCAAATGCCCAGAGCGAGGGTGGTATAAAGCAACTGCCACGCTGTTATCTGGATGGAGGCTGACAACTGCCATAAACACTGTGCTAAACTACGTCTACACTCAACAGATGACGGGGGATGTCGAGGTACCTTCCACACATAACGGAGATGATGTATTCTCTTCTGTCACTAAGTTGCGGACAGTGAGAGACTTCGAGCATAACGCAAGGAAACACAAGATCCGGTTCCAGTCTGCAAAGTGCTTCTTGGGGAGTATAGCCGAGTTCCTTAGAGTAGACCACAGAAACGGGGGTGGCGGACAATACCTAGCTAGAGGTGTAGCGACGTTCATTCACGGGCCCACTGAGTCGGTTATACCCAATGACCTAACTTCTTTACTCAAATCTATGGAAACGCGACGTACCGAGCTGTTAGAAAGGAATGCTGATCCGGAGGTAGTTAATAAGTTTTTTGTCGCTATGATGAAATACGTTGCCAAGATTTGGCGTAAGACACTAGGAGAGCTCAGTATAATATATGGTACTCACGTGAGCCTTGGAGGCTTAGCGGAAGAGGTCACGGAACAGTCGACGCGGTACCAGATAGTAAGAACGGTAATTAGAAGAGCGGATAGGAGGAACGAGGATTCCGG